CTTTGTTCAGCAAAAAGAATACTGCGTCCAAGACGAGCAGCTTGATTACGACTAGTACACCCAAATGCTTTTACTTGCTTAATTGAAACTCCATATTTACTTATAGCTGTGCTATCTTCTACAACCTCGTAATCTACTTCATGCGAGTCCATATTAAAATAACTGACTCTTATTACAGAATGTCTTTGTTTTAAGCTGCTACCTGTATAAGAAAAACCTGATGATGCAATATTTGAAAGATTAAATAGATAACTAGCATCTGTCGGCTTATCTTGTGTAATTGTTATTGCACCTGCTGACCATATAGGCATACATTTCATAACAGAAGATAAATCGTTTATTACATCAAAAGCTTCTTTTTCACTTTGAATATTTACATTGCAACTAAATCTAGCTTCTTGTCCACCTTGCCCATCATCAACTAACTCATTAGCGTATCTACTTGCAGCAACAAAACTAAATAAATCTAAATTACTGTCTGTAATATGAGATCCCAACCCATACCTAGTATTTGTCAAAAGATCAAGCAATATCATCGCAGGGCAATTTGTATATACAGCAGCACCCATAGTCCCATTAAAAACATAATTTGTTGGATAATTTATACGACCTGTTTGCAAATCAATAGTGGGAGTCAAACCACCATTTGCTGCTGGTATTCTTACTTTAATTCCTCTAATCCTATACATTCTTTGCGGTATAGAACTAAATTTTTGTGAGTCAAGTCTTAAGTGTGCATAAGCACTATTTAAATATGGTGATCTATTATCAATTATTTCCGTAATAGTTGTAAATTGAAACTCATTTCTAGTATTACTATCTGAAGGATCTGCTGTAACTCGAACCACCCTTATATCAACAGGAAAAGAACCATTAATATTTACTCGATGATCTCTTTGATATGCATCGGCAGATCTACCTGTAACTGAAGTATCAATAACATCACTAAATCCACCTGAGTTATATTGAATTTGTATTTTGTAATTTACAGTAGATCCTAAAACATCTCCCTCAGTAGTTACTACCTGTATTTGAGGCCAAGTTAATGTTACTTTTATGGCATCAACATTAGTATTTGTTATTTGACGAGTAACAGGAGAAGAAGTTGTTACTGTTACTCCTACACCTGTTGGAGAAGAACTTGTTTGAATTCCAGGCACAAAGGATTGATTTGATGTGCCAAATCGTGGAACAAATGTTACATCTAGATGATTAAAATCTGATGTGTGTGGGTTTGCAGAGTTTGCACTTGATTTTAAGACAGGTGTTTTATTTAAAAAAACATCTTTTAGTGCAGCATTATTATATGTACTTGTATTTTTTGTACGTCCTTCTTTTGAAGCGGTTGCAAAGCCCTCTATTTCTCCTTCTGAAATTAAATCTTGAATAGTAGCAAACTGTTTACTATGTAATGTATCAGGAGTTCTTGTCGGAGGAGGAGGAGGAGGAGGAGGCCCTCCACCTGCACCACGAATAATTTTCTTTTTATCTTCTGTCATGCCTGTACCTGCTCAGTATCTATAGCTGCCGAAATTACGACAGATCCTGTGAAAATCTCTCCATATACAATAGGTACAGGAGTCCCGGCTCGACTAGTATTTTGAGTGCCAGAAAAATTAAAAGATATCCTTGGATCTCCCTCGCTAGAAAAATCAGGTTGTTCGGGTAAAGGAAAAAGCATACCACTCACACCACTTAAAACCATTACAGCACCTACAGCAGATAATGCCGTACCTGCAAAAGTACCAACAGATCCACCAGCCACAGCAGCAGCACCTGAGAAACTTGTAGTTCCAAATAAACCTGCACCGGGGAAAAAGAATGAAGCTCCTATTAATGCTGCTCCTAAAAATATTTTTCCTAAATTACCACCAGCTCCACTTATAACAGGAACAATATTGATGTCTGAACTTCCCATAGGATAATGCAATTCACTCTCATCAAGTTCATTGTTTTCTAAAAGTATTTTGTAATATCTTTTAGCCATATGTGCCTCAACTTGAGGAAAATTACATATTAAAAATCTCATTGTCTCAGCCACAGTAGAAACTTTTGCTTCTAATGACTTATGCCCTATAAACTCTGCGAGTTCTCCATGAAAAATAATATTACGCATCATATCGATATCTTCCTCCTGTGCATTTGAATAACCATTCTGAGTAAGGCTCTCTACAACTTAACCTATCTGTTAAATGATGTAAAACATTTTCTCCTAAATATATAGCAACATGATTCAAACCAGATGACATAATACTCATAAGTAAAACATCTCCAACTTGTAATTGTTCTGTAGATGATAACATTCTAAATCCTGTGTCTTTTGCACACAATTCAAATAATGGTTTTTCTATAAATTGTTCGGGGGTAGTTGGCCTATCCCAATCTTTTAAAATAATTCCTTTTTCTTCTTTATACCAATCTCTAACTAAAGTCCAACAATCAGTAACACCCCAAACCCAAGGTCTACCTATTAAAGGAGGTTTATATCCACATGGCTCACAATATCCCCAAGTTTCTGTTTTTGGATTAACAATATACCAAGGAAGATTGCTTTGCTCACAACTAATTTTGTCAGCTTGACTAGGAGTAGGAGGTGTTATTGGGTGACTATGAACAACACCAGTAATATCACCTGTATTATCTGCTTTGACATAATCTTGTGGATCAATTATAAAACATTGATGATTTGTCATAGAAAGATTACGACACGGAAAATATTTTTGTTTTCCTCGAATATTTAATAACAAACCACAAGACTCTTTAGGATCTTGATCTTTTGCGTGAGCAAGTGCTTGTTCTTTCCAAGTCATACAAATGTACCTATTGATGGAAATTCAGATCTTGTGCATTGACGTTTAGGGACACGAACACCTGCTAAATCAAATACTGCTGCAAGTTCCCAACTAACAACATCTCTTGTTTCTGTTGCCTTACGATCTATATAATAAATTTCTCTTGGAAACTCGGCATTAGGATCGGGAGTACCAAATGGATTTGAGTTGCCAGAAAAATTTACATTATCAAGAAACTTAGCTAATGTTCTTATTCTTGTTACGGTAGATCCTGTTAAGTCATTACCAGGTGTTATCTCATTAGCAGATAACATTAATGCAGATATGCTTGGAGCAGCAGATAAGTTAGATATTGTTAAGGTTGGTCTTGGTAATTGACCTCTTTGATAAGCAAAACCTTCTGCTATCAGAGGAAATCTTAGATAGCTATTACCTGCCCAAACAATTTCACCATTAGCATTTAAACTAGATCCATTATGAAATCTATAAATTGTGTTTGAGCCGTGTAATGCAGAGTCTAATTGCAAAGAAAATAATTCAATAATCCCAGATGGATTTATAGATTGTAAATCGTTAAAAACAGGAGTTGTTGACATTTAACTAGGTTCAAAAACTTGTCTAAATGTCACATTTATTGTTGCTCGATTAGGGAAAGGAATACGTTTTGTCCAATTATCACAAACATATTTACCTTGCACATCATTAGGTGGAGTAAAGTCAAAACTAGCACTATCTATAGCACGATCATCAAGAAAAGATTCAATCAAATCACTTTGTGCTTCTGTAATATTTTCATACGTTAGAGAATAAGTTTTTGGATTTTGAAAGTTTGGCATACCAAAAATTAAACGATGCTCATATCCATCTGCATAACGTATTACACGTTTTACTGGCTTTGAGGTTTTTGTTACCCCATAGTCAGGCTGTAAATTTATTGTAGTGTTAAAATTTGCCATAAATTAAGCTAAAAGTCCTCCCGGTCTTTTTTGTTTTACAAGTTCTGCTTGTACAACAGCTCCTAACATTTTGCCAAGCTCTGATGCTTGAGCATTATCGCCCTCAACACTTGAACCTGATGCATCTACATTTACCACAACATTACCAACTCCACCAGAAGATTCAACTCCTAATCTACCTCCTCTACCTCTCTTCAATGGGAGTATAGCTTCTGGCCCAGCTTCCCCAGCTAAACCCATTCCTTTTGCCATTGGGAAAATTACTGGCCTGTCAATTACACCCCCTGACTTATAAGGAACAACTTTATTTTCTGCAAATACATTACCTTTAGCACTTTCTACAACACCACCTTTTTCAAATCCTAAGAAACTTTGTAAACCTGGAAATAATCCAAATAATGCCTTAAAGAATAATGCTTTTAATATCATTCTTTGTAAATCAGCTAATATTGATCTTGCTAAATCTGCAAAACTAGCTTTACCTGTCATCGCAAGTTCTACAAAACCATCTGCAAGTTTATTTACAGCATTTACTGCAAGTTCTCCAATCTGCGATTTTAAATCCATTGCAGATTCTGCAACTTTTTTTAATTCTTCTTTAAAATTATATGTTTCGTTTTTATTTTCTTTTAGCTTTTGTTTTATCTCATCAAGTGTTAATTTAAAATTTTCTCCTTGTATTTCTGACATCTCATCAAATATTAGTTGTGCTTCTCTATCAATTGCTAATTGATCAAATTTTTCTTTAGTTATTAGTCCTAGCTGTAATTGACGTTTTGCAAGTTTCTCATTAAGTTTTTCTTGTGATACAGGATCATCAAAGTTACTTGGTGTACTAGCATCAGTATCTTGTTGGTTTAAAAAGTCAGCACGTTGTCCTTGTATAAAATTAAATTGATCACGTTTATCAGCTTGCAACATACTTGCATCAAACACTCCTGTTTTTGCAAATCTACGTCTACCCTGTTTAGTCATTGCACTAGTACCACCAACTTGCTCTAATGCAAAGTCTCGTGCTTGTAACTCATTAGATACTTCTTTATTTCCTTTAATAACAAATTTAAAGAATTTAAGAATTGCTGTTGTTGCCCTTGCAATCTGTGTAACAAATCCTTGTATCATCGCACCTACTGGTACAAATAAATCTCCAAATTCTTTTTGTAATTCTCTTAATGCAACACCCATCTTCTGACCTGCATCTGCTTGAGAATTTGCCATCTTCTCAGCAGCCTCTGCATGATCCTCGCTAAGTTTGACAACAAACTTCATAACATCATTTAGACCAACAGTTCCATCTCTCAAGTCTTTCTGTAACTCAGGTAATGTTCGTCCTGTTGCTGTTGCAAATTTAACCACGGCTCCTGGAAGGCGTTCACCCAGTTGGCCCTGTAATTCTTCGGCCGACACCTTACCTTTACCGAAGATTTGCGACATTGCTCGAATAGCAGATTGCACATCTTCAGCATCTCCACCTGTTGCTTTAATAGCTTCAGATACACCTTTGAAAACTTTCTCAGCATCTTCTACGTTTCCACCAGATCCGATAACAGATGCAGATAAAGTAGTAAATTGCTTGGTGGCATCTCCTAATGGAACATTTAATCTTCTAGATGTATCAGTTATAATTTTCTGTGCTTTTGCAAACTCTCCTTGTGTTTTTGTTACACCTTTCAATGCAACTTCTAACTTTTGTATTTGTGCAGAATATTTTGCAGCTGCCCCTGCTGCCCCACCTAAATCAAGTACAGCACCTATACCAGCACCAGCCAAAGCACCTGCTGGGCCTCCTAAAGCAGCACCTGCAAGAGCCATTGAGCCTGTAGATCCAAGCTTACTTGCTTGAGAACCAGCCATTGCACCAAGTGCTGCTCTACCTCCAACACCAAATTTAGAAGCCTTGAGCTTTCCAAAGAATCCTTTTGGTTGGACTTGTGTAAATGATTTTAATTTTTTTGCATTTTCATCAATTGCTCTTCCAAGATCTTTAAATTCTTTGCTTGTTAAATCTGTTTGATTCCTAAGTGCTTTTAATGTTCTTTCTTTCTGTTTAAATTGATTTATACTTTTAGGTACTAAAGCAATTGTTTTTGCAATATTACTATTTAAACTTTTTAAACCTTCTTTACTTAAAGGATCAAATGCTTTTTTGAGTTGTTTAAGTGAGCGTGTTAAGCCAGTAAGATCTTCTAGACCTTTTAAATCTATTTCAATAGTAAACTTTTCTAGCTTCTTAGCTGCCACTCTTCTTCTCCTTATTAACCTCTCTTAGGACTACAGATTCCATAAGTTGTAAGCCCTCTAACATTTCTTGGCGGTTTTCTACATTGTAAAGGTCAAATAGACCTCCAGCAAGCAATAGAACCTCGTATTTTAATCCTACTACACCTCCAAAGGACATATTCCATTGTGTTTGTATTCTTAAAAACATCATAACAATTTCCCAATTATCTTCCCATACCTCAAAATCAGTACTTACCTCTGGCTGCTTCTCTATTATTAGACCGAATGCTTTTGCATCTTCTTCGGTACTATCTATTATCTGTTTGCCACCCGAAGCCCAGTATATGGCAGCATCAGTTAGTTTCCCACTTGTGCATTTGCATAGAATTTTTTAAATGCTGCTAATACTGCTGCAACAAAATCCGTATCTTCTGCAAATTCTTTTAATACTGTTTTACTAAAAGATATAGGAGTACCATCTTCCTCATTAACATCTTCCCAACCAACTAAAATTTTTGACAAAGCAGAATATTCATCTTCGTCCTCAAATTTATTTAATTCACTTCTTGATAATCGTGCAAATTTTCCTGTAAATGATGTTTTCTCAAACTCGCCTGGTATTGTCTCAGAAGGACGCTCTACTTCCACAGGCCAAGGGTAAACCTTAGTCTTTTTACGAACAAATGCCATAAAAACTAAATAATATATATACTTCTATACTTTAGCTAGGAAGTCAATAGTTATGTATATATTAAGCTAA